CAAACTTGTCCGCGCCAGTCAGGTAGAACGTCTTGAGCGAGTCAAGCTCGACTTGCGCGAACGCTTCCTTACCAAAGATGAAGGTAGGATAGACCGTCACGCCGCTTGCGGGAGCCGCAGGCGCGGTTTGCGACACGCCAAGGCCCGTGATGACGACCGTCGAGCCGGGGGCGATTTGCGTCGCATTGCCAGACAGCGGGCCAGTCGTCGGGCCGGCAGCAGACAAGCCAAGGTTCGACGGGGGAGACGACGTGCCAACATACACGTTGTAGGTGTAGCCCGCCGTGCTCGGCACCGTGACGCTAATGGACCCAGTCGGCCCCGTCACGCTGATGCCCGTGGACGGCTGGTAGATCACCTTCTCATAGTTGGTGTTGATGTCCGAGGCCGTGACCTGAATGTAGTAAGTGCCCGTCGCCAGCGACCCCGCAGTGCCCGCCGTTCCGGAGACCGCTGCCGCGCCCGTCCACGCCGGGACAAGGTTGGAGCGGGTAAACCGCACGCCAGACCACTGGCCGATCTCGTTGTTATACAGCTTGCCAACGTCGCTGTATTGCCATGCGGTCACAACCGTCGAGTTCTCGCGCAAGTCTTGCTCGACCAGCGGGTGAATGACGGCTACGTAGTGCGGAGCCGTCGCGGCAGTGACGCCCTTGGGGTTTGCGGCGGGCTTCATCTTGATGTCCGTCTCGCCGCCGCCCATGTAATACCGTGCGCCGTTGGTGAACAGCGTGCCCATTGCACGGTTAAGCTCGTGCGGAGTCAGGACAGAGGCGTTCGTCAGACTAGCCCGTGCGCCCACAGCGCCAACGTAGTTGACCTGCGTGCCGCCCATGATCGCGTTGAACGTGTTGCGCTCGATGGTCTCCGTCGCCTGCAAGCCGATCAGCTCCACGGCCTTCTTAAAGACCGGGTGGTTAATGGTCAGCTCAGCAACGTCCGTGATGCGGATCAGGTCGCCCCACTGCGCCACGGTGCCGGTCACTTGCGTAATCGTCATCGTCTCGCCAGCGGAAGGCACGCCTTCCGACAAGGTGGTGTAAGGCAGGGGAACGCGCTCGTAACGGAACGCATAGTAGGTTGTGCCCATGCCTTTCGGCAGTTCAACTCGCTCCGCAAGTTGAGACACAACAATCTGGCGCTGGGTCAGCTCCAGCGTCTTTTTCTGAATGTATTTGCCGACGTCTGCGGCAAAGTTGGAGGCGTTGTTGGTAGCCATGATGCAAATTCCTTAAAAGGTGATCCGAGAGAGGCGTTCTTCCAGATCTGCGTCTTCATCCGCTGCACCTGGGGCGGCATTACCACGGGCGCGTAGCGGCTTGGACGTAGACTTAGAAGCGGCTTTAGCGGCTTTGGCGATAGACGCCGGAGCCTTGGTAAGCACATCTTCCCCGACCAAGAATTTCAAAATCGACTCGCGGGGGGCAGTCTGGCCTTTTGCACGCATCTGCATCAGCGTCTGCTCAACCCGATCGACATACTTGCCGATCATCGGGTTTTGCAACGCACGCTGCTGAAACGCCATCTTGTCCATCATGTCCTGCTGGCTGAACTGCTGTTGCTGCATCTCACGCTGCATCTGCTCCATACGCTGTTGAAGCAAATACGCTTGGCGTTCGGCAGGGTCGAGTGTTTCAAGATATTGCTGCTGCCGAGCCTGTTCCAGCGCGGCACGCTGTTGCTCAAGCTGTTGCAGCAATAGCTGGCGTTCTCGTTCTGCCGATTCGCGTGCTTGACGCTCGCGTTGCAATTCCTCCTGTTGCCGGCGAATCCGGTCTTGTGCTCTTGAAGAACGGCTTACTTGCTCCGCTTGCGCGGCGCGAGCAGCCTCGGCAATGGCTTCGTCATCGGCGTCGGCGTCTTCACTTCCATCTTGGCTGACGATTTCGGCATTTTCATCAGCGCCTTGCTGTGCGTCGCCATTTTCGTCACCGCCGGGAGTGATTTGCTCCGTGTCGATTTCATCCAAGCCACCTTCAAATTCTTGATCGTCGTTCATGCTTACCTCTAGTGTGCTTACGGCCACAAGTCGAATAACGTCTTACGGACGTCAGTCGATGCTGTGCAAATACTACATCAAACCAAACAAATTGCAACACTCACATTTTCCGGGGCATAGCCCCAGGCGCGTGCATCTGGTCGGGGTGCACTGCACCGGGGGGTTGCTGCGCTACGCCACGCGGCCCAACAGCTTGGCCGCCAATACGCGGAGTCCCAGGAACACCCGGCCCTGCGCCGCCAGGGATTCCCGGTGCGCCTTGCGGGGCTTGGGCAGCGGCTTTCTGCTGCATCTGGCGATTGTGAAGCTGAATGTGCGCCGCGATCTGGTGCGTCGGGTCGCCGGTCTGCATGGCGGCCATGTGGTGCATCTGAATATGCTCGGCGTCGTTGTCCATCGGACTTGGAACAACCGGCATATTCTGAGTCAGCATCTCGTTTTCCAGGCGCGGGTCGATGCTCAACGTTTCACGCGGCGATTTGAGAATCCGGCTTGCCAACCTGGGGCCAAACACGGTGTCGGTCAGCACATCCAGAATCGGCCCAATGTCGAGCGTGCGCCCGCCGAGTTGTGCGGGCGGAATCCCACGCAACACGTTCATCGCGGCGATCATCTGCTGGACGTTTTGCGCGTTTTGCATCCGCTGCACGCCGTTCCACACGAACCGATACCGCGTTCCCCACTGCACCGGGGGCACGCGCTCTAGTTCTGCCTCGTAGCCTAGCTCGCCAAAGTGCTCAATGCTGGCGTCTTTATCGCGGAATTGCTGGTCATACTCAAAAATCCGCTCAACCAGCGGCGTCAAAATGAACGCCTCCAGCACGCGAACGGCGTCGCTGATCCCTTCTATCGTCACTTGCTGTTCCAGCGCCACCTGAGCCTGCGTCGGCTTGCGTGACGGCGACCCACCCATCGGCATCATGGCCGGGTTGAGGCCAAAACTCTCCTGAATCTGCGACTTTGTGGCCGCGACCAGTTGCAAAGCGTCCTGCCACAGCTTCGGGAACTGCAAAATCTGCGTATCTTGAGGGCTGGTTTCCCACACGGCGGCCATTTCCAGCACCATTGACCCCACGCGAGGGTTGCGCTCCGGGTTCGTCATGACGATAGGCGCAAGGGCATACTGCGCAGCGTCCATCCCCATGTTGACCGCATCGTTCGCTTGATACTGCAACTGAGCAACGGCCTTGATCGGGCTGACGCCCCAAAAGCTCCCCGGCAGCTTTTTGACGGGCGCCGAAATAATGGGCGGGCGCTGACCCCAAAACGGGTTTTTCTTGATCGTCAGAAAGTCCTCAGGCCCGAAGGCGACAAAATAACAGGGTGTATATTCCCCGTCGATCTTTAGGTTGCACCACACCTGATACAACATCAAGTGTTTTGTGCCTTTGTCACTCTTGACCCCGGCTTCCTTGGCCTGCCGCTTGGGGTCGTCGGGATGGTTGGGGTTCTCCTTGCGGTCCGACGAGATGGAGAATAGCTCCATCGCCCGCTTGTATTGCTTCGGCGAGAACTGATCCTTGCGCTCACGCAGCCAAGACTTTGTCGCCCGCAAAGTGACGGCCACCACGTCCGCGTCGTCGATGTTATCCACCGTCGCCGGGATGACCGTCAAGTCTTGGTCAGCGATCACCCACACGTCCGGCAGACCTACTTCGACCTCGACTTCCTTTTCTGTCTCGATCTGCACGCCGGTCGGCAGCCCATCAGGGGTCAGCACTTCCTCTAGCTGCCGCTCAGTGACGGTGCGTGCCCTCGTCTGCCAGTCCACATACAGGCTGTATTGCCCCGTAATGTCGCCAGCACGCAACAGTGACGTAATCACTTCGCGCAGTCGGCTCGCACGCACATAGTGGTTCTGTAGCGCCGTCAGCGCCCGCGCCGTATCTTGCGTGCTGGAAATGCACTCGACGTAACGCCCATTGCTCGGAAAGAGGGCGTTGCTAAAACGCAGCGTCCGCGCTTCCACCGCGTCCCGCACAATGGGCACAAACACCTTCGACTTGCCAGCGTAAGCCTGATCGTCGCCCAGCTTGCAGTTGTAGATGTCCCAAAACTTCTCGATGTCCCGATCACGATCTTCGCGGGCAAGGAATGCCTCGATCACGTCTCGGTAGATCTCTTTCGCCTGTTCGAGCACGTCTTTTTTGGTGACGTAATCTCGATCCTGCTCTTGCTCTAGATCGCGGTCATCTTCAGTCATTTATCGGCCATGCAAGAATGTAATTGGGGCGGGCGGCTTACGCATTTACCGTCGCATCGAAATGTAAGGCCGCCCGGTGCTGGTGTAACTATAAACGAGATCGTCTCGCTCGGAGTCCAGCGCGTAACCGCTCAAACTCGCATAACCGGACTCTAACGCCTGCGCGACGTGTTTGTAAACGTTTTCCCGCACGGCGAACGATGCCGTTCCTGCTTCGCGGCAATACCCGCCTGCCAGGGCGTTGAGCGTCCACGTCGCCTCGGGGCTGACGGTGAACGTGGGCGCGTTGTTGCGTCGGAGCCGCAACGCCGAGTCGAGGCTTTCCTGTGCGTCAACAATCCGCTTCCCGGTGCGGAATTGCAGCCGCAGCCGTTTAAGCGTTGCAGGCAAGTTCGACGCATCATTGATGAGCGTGCGGTCATACGGCACCACAATCTGCGGCACCTTGCCTGTGGGGATCTCGTGGCTGACGGACATGAGCACAGCCCGCAAGCTATCGTCTAGCGACCCCTCAATCACCCAATCCTTGACGACACTCAGCAGACCGTCTTGCACGAAGGCTAGGGTTGCAAAGAGCATCCCCGGCATGGCGTTCACGAACACATACCAGTCCGCTCGGGCGTTGGGCACGCGGTGCTGGATATGATCCGAACTAAACGCCGCGTAGACCGGCATCCCTGGCCGTAGCTTAAGCATGTAGGCCAGCGCGTTGACAATATCGACACGCCCGAGGGGGAAGCTGGCAAGCTCCGCCTCAAGGTCAGGCAGCGGCTTGAGGAACTTGACCTCATGCGCCCTGAAGAACGGCTGCAACCCCTTGATGAAGCTGATCTTGTCACGCGGAGCCTTGACCGGCTGCAACGGCAAAATGTCCGCCCTGCGCACCATCTCCGCTCGAATGGGCTGCAAGAGCCACTGGTTGAGGCCATCTTCTTCGACGGCCACCGTCATCGGGTGATGCGCATCGTTGAGCCGGAACAGATACTCGATCTGCTCCGAGGGCGTGTGGAACCCGCCGACCGCCTCATGGACGTGTAGCTCGTTGCCAACCCACGACCCAACGACATAGCCCGTCCGGGCGCTGGTCGCCCGGTTTGTCGTTCGCGCCGGGTCAACGATCAAGATGCGCGGGATGTAAAGGTGCGCAGGTGACGGCGCAGCATAGATAATGTCGTTGCGGTCGAAGATGCTGGCTACCGCATCCATCGGCTTGAGCAAGTATTCCTGGCTGAACCCCGCGAGGTCGCCGTCCGTCCTGAACTGCTCATAAAGCTCGTTGATCTTCTCCAGCGAGAACCGCGCAGGCCACATGGGCACGCGGTCAGGCTCCACGCCGGTATAGATGGGGAAACTCAAGCACTTCCAGTTTGCATTGCGCTTGAGTTCCTCGATCATGGAGTTCTCATGCAGCGGCGTTCCGTTGACACGGATACGCGCCTTGGGGTCGCACGCGGGGACAAGCTCACGGGTGAACCACTGCCACACCTTGCGCCGCGCTTCTGGCGTGGCTACCGACTCCCGATCCTCCAGATCATCAATCAGCACAAGGTCAGGGCGCATGTTGCGCGTCACTTCCTTCGCTCCGCGCACACTCTGACCTGCGCCGAACGCCTGCACGCGCACCCCGTTGGACAGGGTAATGTCATTCTCCGTCCACGTCGCCCCGCGCACCGAGCCGAACATCGCGCCGATCTTCTCGTTGTTCTCTAGCTCATGCTTGATACTCGCCAGCCGGTCACACGCACTGCTGTAGGTATTGCCGACAAGCAGAATGTATTGCGCTTCTTGGAACAGCGCAGCGAGCGTGAGATATTCCTCTGCGAGCGTCGATTTCCCGCCGCCTCGGAACACTTCGATGAGCACGCGGGGGTGCGGGTCATCCCACGCAGCAACGATCTGCTTATGGAACGCAGGCGTCTCGTCTGGATGCCGATGCGCAAAGATGTAGGAGAG